GTTAATAAAATATAGAACTTAGGGCGGTATATTCGCCCTATTTTATTTTAATGAGGTGAAACATGAAAATAAGTGATATTACGTATGACTTTGTTAAAGATTATTGCAAAATAGATTATGAAGAACCATTAATACCGGTGTTTATGGCTGGCGCTAAAAGCTATTTAAAAGGCTACACAGGTATTAAAACCGATATTGATTTAGACACTATGGAGGACATGACTATCTGTTATTTAGTGTTAATATCTGATTTTAATGACAATAGAGGGATAATGGTTAAATCTGATAAAGCAAATAAAATAATTGATAGTATTTTAAGTATGCATTGTATTAATTTATTGTAACGAGGTGATAGAATGACCGACTTTGATGTAAGTGTCGGAGAATTAAAACATAGGATTGATATATGGGGCAATGTACCATTTATAAATGAATTAGGAGAAACAGACTATACTACCGCTAAAATAAAGCCAATATGGGCTAAAATAGTGCCACAGACTGGAAGTCTAGGAAAGACACAAGCCGAAACTATATTGACCAACACTACACACAAGATGATTGTAAGATATCTTTCAGGTAAATTTATAAAAGAAAGTGATTTTATCATGTTTAGGGGAAAAAGATATGATATTAAATTTATATTAAATCCATTTTTTGCCGATGAATTTTTAGAAATATTTACAGAGCAGGTGATTGAATAATGGCACGTAATGGATTCGATACAAGCATGTTAGACGATTATGTAAGAGATATGATGGGTATGGCAAGTGCTGTTCTGCCTAAAGAGTCTAAAAAATTTCTCAAGAAGTCAGCAAGAGCCTTAAATAAAGTTCAAAAGAATACTTTTAAAAGGTTTGGAATTGGCGAAAGTGGAATAATCGAAAGAGAAATATTGGCATCAATTAAAACTGGAAAAACTTATAAAAGAAACGGTGCGTTGAATTGTAGGGCATACTGCTCACATCCATTAGGGCATTTATTTGATGCGGGTTACATCCATATGGGCGGGTTTGATGAAAAAACTGGTATTGAAACATGGGTTGAAGGTTATCATTTTATGGAAAAAGCCGAAGAATCATATAAGGCTGGATATTATAGGGATGTTCAGGATTTTTTAGATGATATGCTTGATAACCATGGATTATAATGATATACTAATTGTAAAATATTAGTGAGGTGGTTTTAATATGAGTATGTTTGAAGTAAAAAAAGATATAAGTAAAATTAGTGGTAAATATGGTGGAGGTTACGCTAATATAACTATGAACGGACAGTTAAATCTTGTAATAAAAAAAGATAAACTTACATTTAGCCAACTATTTAAAACTTACCATACATTAGATGTAAAAAAAATAACAGATGTACAATATAAAAGTAAACAAGAAATAAGCAAAGATATCACATTAACAAGAATTCTTGCATTTGGTATATTTGCACTTGGAATGAAGAAAAAGAAAGTAGATAACAGTTATTTTATAATTATTAGCACATTAGAAGATGATTTTGAAAATGATTTTGTATTAGAAATAGAAAATACAATTGGACTTGGGGCTACAATGGCACAAGGGTTTGTAAAAACATTAAGAAATAAAGTAACTGAATATAAACAAGTAGGTGATTAATATTGTAACTCTTATAGATATTTATAAGGCGATAATAAGCACTGTAAATTTAGCTTTAACAGATACAGTGTTTAGTACAACTAAATTTAGCAGTACGAGCATAGTTGAAGATATAACTAGACCGTCTCTTTACTTAGATTTTTCTAATAATAAAACAAATAGATTTAATTTTTATATTAAGGAGCGCAGCCTACAGGTTGAGCTTTTTTATTTTGCTACAGTTAGAGACAATGCAAAAATTGAATTGTTAACAATTCAAAACATATTGGAAAATGCTTTTCTGGAAGAAATCAAAGTTTCTGATACTTTTTATTTTCCAACTAGTGAAACTGAATTTTATGTAAATAAAACAGATGGTTACTTAACTTGTAAAATTGAATTGTATAGCCTTGAAAACATTGAGTTTGTAGACCTTAGTGAATACATGGAAACATTAGGAATGGAAATAAAAATAAATTAGAAGTGAGGTAATGAATATGACGATACAACAACCAAGTATTTTAATTAACTTTAAACAAAATGCGATTGAATTTGTAGCAAGAAGTGCTAGAGGTAATGTGGTCCTAATCATTAAAGATGATACGGACACTACATTTACACAAAAGGTTTATAAAACAATTACAGAATTAACCGCAGATGCGGCACTTTATACACCTGAAAATCTACAATACATTACAGATACATTTGAAGGTGCGGCATTTAGAACTACTGTAATACGTGTAGCGGTTGCTGATGCGTTTGAAGATGGATTAGCAATAGCAGAACCTTTGAAAACAGGATGGGTAGGATTTGCGGGTGGTTTAGCAACAGACTATGAAGCACTTGCGACATGGACTAAGCAAATGGCAGCAGCTAGATATACATTTATGAGCGTAGTATTTGAACCAACCACCGCACCAGATAGCACAAATGTAGTTGTTTTAGAAAATGTAAATGTTACTTTTAAAGATGCTAGAGGTGAGGTTACTGGCGATAAGTTTATACCAAGTTTATTAGGCTATTTAGCAGGCGCTAACGTAGAGAAAGGAACAACCTATCTAGTAATGGCTAACTTAACAAGTGTTGTAGTACCACTTGATGTGGATGCAGAATTGGTATTAGGTAAAATGGTGCTGATTAATGACGATGATGAAGTTAAAATCGCACTAGGAATTAATTCTCTTACAACTATTACCGCAGATAAAACGGAAGATTTTCAATTCATAGAAACAATTGAAATTAACAATCTTATTTTAGACGATATTAGGACAGAGTTTAAAAAATGGATCGGGAAATATAAAAACAAGTATGATAATCAAGTAATATTTTTAAGCGCAGTAAATAACTATTTTGAGACTTTAGAAGATTCAGATATTTTGGATAAAGAATTTAATAATAAAGCCAAAGTGGATATTGAAGCACAAAGGGCAGCGTGGGTAGCGGTAAATGAGCTAGCAGTAGATTGGGATTATACAAAAGTAAGAAATATGGCTTTTAAAAGACAATTATTTTTAATGGCTAATATTAAAGAATTACAGAGCATTACAGATTTAAAATTTGTCATAGCGTTGGCTTAAAATAAATATAAAAGAGGTGTATAAAAATGAATAAAGTCTTAAATGGTTGTAATGGTCGAGCGTGGCTTGAAGGTCTTGCTATATTTAGTCTGGAAAAAATAGAAGTTAAAATAACTGGCGATTTTGGAGAAGTAAACCAATGTGGAGAAATGGGAACGGAGTATACCTACAATGGTTGGAAAGGCGAAGGAACGGTAACCGTTAACAAGACAGAAAGTTTAGGTATAAGTAAAATGGCGACTAGTTTTAAAACTGGTGTAATTCCAATCGTAAAAATAATTACTAAATTAGAAAATAAAGCAACAGGCAAAAGCGAAAGAGCGGCGGTATATGGATTTTTTAAAGAATTTAATCTTATTAGTTTTGAAGCAAAAGCAAGTGTTAAAGAAGAGTTACCATTTACGGTTGTAGACTATGAAGTAATAGAAACATTATAAAAGAACGGGTGGATTAACCACCCTCTTTATTTTTAAAATAGAAAGGAGAACAAATATGAGTAAAAATAAATTAACACTAGCAGACTTTACAAAAAAAGCAGCAGAAAAATATAATAACAGAAAAATGATAATTGAAATTGAAGTTGAGGGAATGGATGGAACGGTAACATTCACTAGACCAAGCCAAGATGATCTATTAATTTATAAAAGCAAAAATACCAATGCAATAAAAACCGAAGAAGGCAAAAATGGTAAACCACAAGTAACCGAAATGGATTTTATTTTATTGACAGAAGCTGCGGTTGAATTAATATATAATTCATGCACTTTTTTACAAGATGAAAGTCTACAGAAAACTTTAGAAGTAGTTGATCCTTTCGACGTAGTAACTAAAGTCTTTGGAACAGATAATGCTATGGATATGGCGAATAAAATATCTGATGAATTTTCAGGCGAAGAGGTATCGGAGAAAATAAAAAACTAATAAGGGGTGATAAGGACGATGGCGGAGAACTTTACTGGTGTTCTTATTATCTCGAAAAAGGCTTTAAATTAGAATATTTATTAAATTTAACCGAAATTGAAAAGATATTTTATATTGAATCTTTAATATTTCAACAAGAATTAAACAAAGATAAGGTTACAAAAACGGTACTATGTGAAATGAAATGAGGTGAATAAATGAGCAGGACAATATCAACTATATTAACCTTAGAAGACCGCATGAGTGGTGGTATAACAAGAGCAAGTACAAATGTAGCTGGCATGAGTAGGGAAATGAGAACTGCAACTAATAGAGCATCAAGAATGGCGAATGGTTTTGCAAGCAGTGTTGCCAAAATGGGTGATAAAGCTGTAAAATTTGGATTAATTGGTGCTGGCGTGATTGCAGGGATTGCATCTAAGGCGGGATTAAGTGAAGCATTTGACATGGAAGGGTTCAAGGCACAGTTAGAAACTGCTACGAAGTCCACTAAAAAGGCTGGCGAAATAATGGCATGGTCCGTTAAATTAGCAAATTCAACGCCATTTGAAACAGGAAACGTAATCGAAATGAGTGCAAAATATGAAGCTATGGGGCTTAGTGCTAAGAAATGGGGCGGTATTACCGCAGACATGGCAGGAGCAACAAATAAAAGTGTTATCCAAGCAACGGAGGCAATTATCGACGCTCAACAAAATAATTATTGCCTTGCTGCTTAAAAAATGGTATAATATAGGTGGATAGATAAGAATTAATTACTCTTATTGATAAAGTACTTTCCCAAGTACTTTCCACTTAATTAAAATTTAATATGGGGAGAATACAAAACCTAGGGAGGGTTATTAATCATGGGTATTAGATATAATTATGAAATAGTAAAAACTTTGTTTGAAGTAAGAGGATACGAATTGATATCTACAGAATATAAGGGTTGCAAAGTTAAACTAGAGTTTATATGTAAAAAACATATAGAGGATGATATTCAACTTGTAAACTTGGATAAGTTCATAAATAGAAATCAAGGATGTAACAAGTGTGGATATGAAAGAGTAGCAGAATTTCAAACAAAACATACTATTAAAGAAGCTAAAGAAAAATTTAATAAACGTGGTTATGATTTATTATCCACCACATATAAAACAAATAAAGAATACTTATTTTATAATTGTAGAAAACATCCAAGTGATAAACCTAAAAAAATAACTATGGATAATTTCTTAAAAGGTAAAGGATGCGCTTCTTGTGGTGGCGAAAGAATTGACTATAGCAAAAGGAACTATTCCAAAGGTAGTGAAAATGCAATGTGGAAAGGTGGTATAACTCCACTTCATAATTATTTAAGAGATAAAATATCACAATGGAAAATAGATAGTTTTAAAAAATATAATTATAAATGTGATATAACAAGTAAAACTAAAAACAAAATTGTACATCACCATTATAATTTTAGTGGTATTCTTAAAGAAACTATGGATACATTGAATTTACCAATATATGATGTAATTAATTTATATACTAATAAAGAATTAGAAAATATAACTCAAAAATGTATAGAGTTACATTATAAATACGGATTAGGAGTATGCTTGTGTGAATCAGAACATATATTATTTCATAGTATGTATGGCAAGCATGACAATACAGAACAACAGTATAATGAGTTTAAAATAATAAGATTAAAAATAGCACAAACTTAAAAGCATCCTAACTTAGGGTGTTTTTCTTATATCTTTCTAATTCTCCTAACGATTTGGGCGTCGTTAAATTGGGCAAAATCGGTAGAGGCTTAACTGCTAGTACCGAGGTAAATATAGGAATTAAAAAACCTATGTCACCGTAACGCATAGAGGGTGAAACTTAGCAATAAGAATATAAACCTCCAAGAGTGTCCGACACTGGTATCTTATAGTAATATAAAATACTAAAAATATATGCTGAACTTATAGGAAACTATAAGAAGTAGAGGATAAAAAGCCTTTACGATAACATTTGCAAACAGGAGAATTAGAGCGTTTAAAAGAATTCGGACTTACTAAAGCAATAATAGGTAAAAAAGCAAATAAAATGTTTAAAGGTCAAGAAATAATCAATAAAAAAGGTCAGATAGTGGACCAAGAAAAATTCAATAAAGCTATGATGAAATTAATGAATGATAAATTTAAGGGTGGAGCTGAAAAACTAGCAGGAACTACAAAAGGCATGTGGAGTACAATCACAGGAGTTGCGAAAACTTCTTTAGCTAAAATAATGGGGATGCAAGAAGATGGAACAATTAAAACAGGCAGTCTATTAGATACAGTTAAGAAAAAAGTAAAACAAGTAGCGGACAAATTCCAAGAGTGGCAAAAGGACGGAACAATAGAAAAAATAGCAAACAAAGCTACAGAGGTATTTAACACAGTTTTCGATGTTATAGCTAAAGTATTTAATTTCTTAAAAGATAATAAAAAAATCATAGAAAATATAGCAATAGCATTTGCAAGTTTTTATGTAGCTATTAAAATAGTACGCACACTAAAAACGGTACTTTTAGGTGCACAAATAGCTATGGCCTTACTTAATGGGACGATGCTATTAAGCCCGCTAGCTTGGTTAGTAATAGCAATAGCTGCGGTGATTGCTGTGGGTGTATTACTGTGGAAAAATTGGGATGTAATAAAAGTTAAGATGAATGATTTTACATTTGGAATGAGAGCTGCATTTAGCAATATAGGCACTTTTGTTGGTAATATATTTAAAACTATGGCGAATGGTTTTATAGATAGTCTAAATTTCATGATAAGAGCGGTTAATAAATTACCCAAGGTGGACATTGATATTGTTGAAAAGTACGAACTGGGTACTTATAAAAGTTTAACAAAAACAGGCGAAGCAGCTGCAAGCTATAAAGCGGCTAAAAGCGAAACACACACGCAAATGATTGGTCAATATGCTTCTGGAACTCCTTATTCGCCCGCGGGGCTCGCATTAATTCACGAAAAAGGTGGAGAAATTAGAAAATTGTCCAGCGGTGAAACTATTATTCCGGCTGATAAGTCAAAACGATTAATCGATAAAACTAGTGGCGGTAATAATTTTATTATTAATTTTAATGGCAATGTAGGCGAAGATGAGTTCTTTGACAGAGCAGGTAACAGAATAGTAGGGCAAATAAAAAGTGCCTTAGATAACATGTAAGAGTGGTTATTACAACCGCTCTATTTTAAATTAAAAGAGGGTGGTCACAATAGCAAATATTTATTTTTCTGATTTGGAAAGAACAACAATAATAGAATTACCTATACTACCAACAGAAATGCCAGACCTTAGCAGAAGTGCAAGGAACGAAGAATTTGAAACTTTTGGTGATGGTACTTTTAATCTATTAGGGAGTATGGGATTATTTACATTTACTTTAGATAGCTTTTTACCAGCTTTTGCAGGTAAGTATAGGTGGGCAAAGTCTCAAATTAATCCTTATGTCTTAATAAATTTGTGGCATTCTAATATGTCAAATAAAACTCCAATACGAGTGATAATGGATAGGGGCGAAAGAAAAGATTTACCCTCGGAATTATTAAATTTAGCAGTATCGGTAGAAAGTATGAACTGGCACGAAGATAGAACTGGGGATGTAAAATATACTGTAAATTTTAAAGAATATAGGTCGATAAGATGATTTATACATTAGACGTTAGACAAAGCGGAACATGGTACAAAGCATTACAAGCATCAAATAGTATTTCATGGGGTAGTGATAAAGATACATTAGCAGTAGATTTAAGCTTTAATAGTTTGCGAGAATTAAGTGAGGGTACAATAGTTCGTTTAAAAACGGAGTCTATTTCCGCATTTCTAGGGACCGTAATTAAAAAAACTAAAACTAAAAATAGTTATAGTTATGAGTGCCAAGATTTTGCTAGAGTGCTAGGTAAAAATGAAACTATTATACAATTTAATAAAATATCCGGAGATACTGCAATTAAACAATTATGCAGTAAGTTTGGTGTAAAAGTTAATTGCATAGGAATATCTACATTGATAAGTAAGATTTACAAAGATATGACTTTAGCAGATATTATCGAGGATATTTTGGAACAGGCAACACTAGAAAAAGGAATTAAATATATTAAAGAAATGCGTGGAGATACTTTATATATTAGAGTATTAACAGATTTTAAAATATATCCTGAATTTATTTTAGCGAGGGATTTAGCAGTTAATAATTCGATAGAGGATATGAAAAATAAAATATTAGTTGTGTCCTCGGATGAAGATAACAATAGAATTTTAGCCACTGTGCAAGATATCAAAAATATAAATACTTATGGTAGTTTTCAAGAGGTTTTGTCCATAGAAGCTAAAGATATAAGTAAGGCTAAAAATATAGCAGAGAATAGGCTCGCAGAAGCTAACAAAGTATTTAAAGATACTACATTAAACACTTTAGTTACTAGCGGTGGCGAGGATATAAGAGCAAATAGGATGATATCATTAAGTATTAAAAGTATGGGTTTAAATGGTTGGTATAGTATTAAAAGTTGCTCCAATACCTTAGAAAATGGAACTATGAAATCTAGTATAACAATAGAATGGTAGGTGAAATATGAATTATGCAACAGATTTAGCAAAAGAATTAAAAAACAGAAATAATGTTAAAAGAATAGGAAATTTAATTGGCAAAGTATTAAGTATTAATCCTCTAAAGATTGGAATTTTAAATAATACAGTATTTTTAGACAAGGATAATTGCTTTATATGTAGCAATTTAGTTATAAATTATAAAAGAAATGCAGATGTAGAAATTAAAGCTTATAACGTAGGTTGTAGCGCCACTGATAGCTATGGAGATACTATTAGCAGTATAAACGTAAATGATAAAACAAACTATGATATGGTCGTTACATTTAAGGATATTTTAAAAGTTGGTGATAGAGTATTAGTTGTTGCAGAAGCTTCGGACCAATTTTACTATATCGTCGATAAGGTGGTGCAAATAGATGGCTGATAGTATTATGCCAACAATTGAAGAAGAAATTTTTACAAGCTATGACGAGGTTACACCAGTAACAACAGTTACTACAAGCAATGGAACAAGTTTCAACTTTGATTTTACAACTGGAGATTTTGTTTTGGAAGATGGAAAAGTAGAGGAATTAACAGGGATTGAAGCATTAAAAGTTTGGATATTGAAATTAATAAAAACGGAAAAAGATAAATTTAAAATATATGAAAATATTGATTATGGAATAACTCTGATGGATTTAATCCATTCAGATTATCCGTATTTTTTTATTAAGTCAGAAGTTCAAAGAGAAATAACAGAGGGACTTTTGAAAAATACAGAAATAACAAGCATTGAAAATTTTGTATTTACAAGAGAAAAAAGAACTCTTACGGTAGCATTTACAGTAACTAGCATATATGGTCCAGTAGAAAGTGAGGTGATATTTTAAATGAGTGATAGTAAAGAGGTTATACAAGCTAGATTGTTAGCTAACGTTGATGATACTTACGATAAGACGGAGGGTGGTTTTTTTTATGATGCAGAAAAACCGGTAAGCATTGAGTTAGAAACTGCTTATTCCAAGCAAGACGAAATCTTGAATAAAGGTTTTGCAGATACCACAACAGGCATATACCTAGATAGAATTGTAGGAGAAAGAGGTATGGCTAGGAAACAAGCTACTTATGCAACTACTACAGTGCAGATAACAGGCACAGAAAATGCAGTAATTAATATTGGCGATAAAGTAGCAACAGATTTAATTAATTTTAGCGCTTTAGAAACCATAACAATAGGAGTTACTGGCATTGCATTAGTAAACGTGCAAGCAGATATAAGCGGTAACGGTGCAAACGTGCCAGTAAGTGCTATTAAGTATTTTCCCGTTACACTAGCTGGTGTAGTATCTGTAACAAACCTAGTGGCGGTTACGAATGGATATAACGGAGAGACGGATGCAGAACTGAGAATAAGATACTTTGAATTTGTAAGAACACCTGCAACATCAGGAAATGTAGCGCACTATAAAAACTGGGCAAAAGAGGTAGTAGGAGTAGGGGATGCAAGAGTTAACTCGCTATGGGCGGGGAACGGAACTGTAAAAGTAATAATAATTAATAGCAATAAAAGAGGGGCAGATGCAACATTAATTGCAGACACAGCAACACATATAGAAGATGAAAGGCCAATAGGTGCAACAGTAACGGTTGTAAGTGCTACAGAAAAAGCTATTAATATTACAGTAACATTAGTAATAGACATAGATAATTATACCTTAGAGGATATTACAAGTGCTATAGAAGCTAACCTAATAGAATATTTTAAAACTATAGCTTTTATAAATACTTATGTCAGTTATGCAAGTGTTGGAAATATTATTTTTAATACAGATGGTGTAATAGATTATAATAATTTACTTGTTAATACTGATACTGCCAATATAACCATAAATGATGATGAAGTAGCGGTGCTAGGCGGTGTTGTGGTTGGATAAAAATACTTTATTGGGATATATGCCAAAGTATTATAAAACAAGTAAAGTAATAGAGAATATTAATAATGCTAATGCTATAGAGTTAAACAATTTCAACACTAAATTAGATTCTACACTTAATCAATTTTTCATTGATACTGCGGACTTTAGTTTGGAAAATTGGGAAAAGGAATTTGGCATTAAAATTAATAAAAACTTAGATATCGAATTTAGAAAGACTAAAATAAAAGCTAAATTAAGAGGTCAAGGAACGGTTACGGTTACGTTAATTAAAAATGTAGCTGCAAGTTTTAGTAACGGATCAGTTGATGTAATTGAAGACAATGCAAATTATCAATTTACAATTAAGTTTATAAGCACTTTAGGGATTCCGCCTAATATGAGTGATTTGCAAAACGCAATTGAGAATATTAAACCAGCGCATTTAAAGGCTTTATATTCGTTTACCTATAATACAAATAATGATTTAAGTATAATGACTAATGACATGTTAAGTGGATTTACGCATGATCAATTAAGAACACAGATATTTTAGAGAAAGCGAGGTAATTATATGTCTTATGTAACAACAAATTATAATTTAAAAAAGCCATTAGGAAGTGAAAATTATAACATTTTAGATCAAAATGGAAACATGGATATTTTAGATTTAAAACTAAAAGAAGTTGATGATAAGGCTTCAAATATTGTAGTGCCAGTTACAACAGTAAACAGTAAAACAGGTGATGTAGTTTTAACCGCAGCTGATGTTTTGGACGGAAATGGAGTATCGGTTGCTGCGTCTTTGGCAGATACGAACTATCAACTAGCAACAGGCACAGGCACTGCAATAACATTAACTTTACCAGCTTTAGTCAATTTATATACTAAAACCTTTATAGCAAGTGCTGATAATAGTGGAAGTGCAACAACTATAAATAGTAAACCACTGTACAAACCGAATACAGTTATAGCGCCTAATTTGACAACAGGAAAGGCTTATACAGTTTGGTATAACTTAGCAAATGATTGTTTTTTTCTTAAAGCTAGTGCAGAAGGTGATGCAACCGTTGCAGATGTACTAGCACCAAAGACATTTAGCAACGGTGATGATACTGGATTAGTTGGTACTTTAGCTTTAACAGGAAATATGATAGCAAGTGATTTATTAAGTAGTAAAACAGGATATAGTAATAATCCCAAAAGCAGAATAACAGGTACAATGGCAGACAGGGGAACAGTAAATATTACACCTAGCACAACTAATCAAGCAATTTTAGGTGGGAAGCATAGTGGGTTGGGTATTGTAAGTGGTGATGCTGATTTAATTCCTAGTAATATATTAAGTGGTAAAAATATATTTGGTGTTGTTGGTAATGTAGAATTAGTTAGAAAAAAAGATGGTGTTGGTTCATTTTATATTGCCAGTAGTCCATCAACTCAAACATTTCATATAGCAACTAGTTTAGGGTTTATACCATCATTAGTTGTTTTTAAATTTAATGACTATCTACAAACTGCATCTAATGAAGGTGATATAGATTTTGCAAGATTGAAAGGTGGATGCTCTGTTTATTCATCTGCTGTAGGTGGTGATGGTAGTGTAAATTGGGCATATGGTGGTGATATTTATTATGTTGTTGGAATGAAAATC